GGACCAAGACTTCAGGTATCAAAATGCGCGGTACTGGCGCAGCAACTAAAGGCGTAATGTCTCGTGGTCCGATGGGTTAATTATGACGTATACCGAACTGTTCATTACCGTTAAGAACTACCTGCAAAACGACTTCCCCGCAAACACGTGGACGAACGTAGCAGGTACAGGGGTTACTACGTCTGACGGTACTGAACAGATCAACACGTTTATTACGCAAGCTGAAGAGCGCATCTACAACACGGTGCAAATCCCAGCTTTGCGTAAGAACGTCACGGGCATTACCTCAAGTAGCAATAAGTATCTGTCGTGCCCAAACGACTTCTTGTCTGTTTTCTCGATGGCAGTCATTGACGGTGATGGTAACTACGAGTTCCTGCTGAATAAGGATGTGAACTTTATCCGCGCAGCGTACCCCAACCCCAATGAAACGGGCATCCCTCGGTACTACGCTTTGTTTGGTCCCACCGTTGCGTCAGGCACTATTACAGATGAGTTGAGTTTTATCCTTGGCCCAACCCCTGATGACGCTTACGACGTAGAGTTGCATTACTTTTACTACCCCGAATCAATCACAACTGCGGGCACATCATGGCTTGGTGACAACTACTCGCCGGTATTGCTGTATGGCACGATGGTCGAAGCCTATGTGTTCTTGAAAGGCGAGACGGACTTAATGGCTGTTTACGAAGGTAAATACAAAGAAGCCATGAGCCAGTTGAATCGTCTGGGTACAGGTCTTGAGCGTGGTGATGCTTACCGCGATGGCCAAGCGCGAATTATTAAGGTGAATCCGTAATGGCTATCCAACAAGGACTCACAAACAGCTTCAAGCAAGAGATGCTTCAAGCGGGCCAGAACATTGTCACGGACACGTTGTATATGGCGCTGTACACGGCGTTTTCTAATATCGGCCCACTGACAACTGTGTACACAACAGACAGCGAAGTCACTGGTACGGGATACACAGCAGGTGGGGTCGAGGTTACAGGCACAACGCTTAGTACCGATACGCAAACAGGTACGGTCTACGTCAACTTCGATAACGTGTCTTGGCCCGGTGCTAACTTCACAGCACGTGGTGCGTTGATCTACAACGTCACAGAAGGTAACAAGTCTGTGGCTGTACTGGACTTCGGTTCGGACAAAACTTTTAGTAGTACAAGCAACACCGTCACCATGCCAGCTAACACGGCAACGACGGCACTAATTCGTTTTCCTTAAGAGGTCATTATGCCTATTGCAAAATCTACTATGGGTGAAACCGTTCAGGCTGGCGTAGGCAAGTCCTCGCAAGAACAAGAGCGTGGCGGTTTTGGTGGTGTGTTTAAAGTTACTTGCTTTGATGCTGATGGCAATCAGAAGTGGGTGGACGAGTTCCATAATCTGGTCGTCAATGAAGGCTTGCAAGACTTGAACACGCAATTCTTCAAAGGCTCGGGCTATACCGCTGCTTGGTATCTGGGTCTGGTGACCGGCCCCGGCGCTGGTGTTTCGTACGCTGCAACAGATACGCTGACTACTGCTTCGTGGACTGAGTTTACTGCTTACACAGGTAACCGCAAGCTGGTGTCTTTTGGTTCGGCTACTAACGCCGACCCGTCTGTTATCAGCAACTCTGCTTCGCAGTCGTCGTACACAATTACTGGCGGTGGCGGCACGGTTGCTGGCGCGTTTCTGACTACGGTGGCTACGGGCACTTCAGGCATTCTGTTCTCAGAAGGCAACTTCACCGGCGGCGACAAGATTGTGGCAGCGGGCGACACCCTGAACGTCACCTACACATTCAACGCTGACGCGGTATAACGGAGGCAATATGGCTAATTTTAAAAAGGGCGATACCGTCAAGCTGGTGGCGGTAGTCCCAGAAGGTCCGGTTGAGTCGATGCGTATGGATGAGGATGGCAACATCCAGTATCTGATTTCGTGGACTGACACTAACGGTAACAACCATTCTCGCTGGTTTGATGAGGCGCAACTGACGGCTGTGTAAAAGGGTAGGGGCGCATGTTTGGTTTTTCTACTTATTCACAAGCGCCCTTCTCCTCGCTAGTTGGCGGTGCTCAGGTATTGAGTGCTTCAGTATCGGAGTCCTGCCAGCTTTCAAACGCACAAACAGTAACAACGACATTTGCAGCAGCGCAGTCTGAGACGGTACAAGTAGCAGATACGGTTAATCGTGAGTACGTTGCACAGGGGTTAATCTCTGAGACAGGTCAGTTTTCTGAAACTCAGGCAGCAGGTAATTTGTTCTCTGGGGCTGTATCCGAGACAGGGCAGTTCATAGTTTTTGAAACCGCTAGTTTTACTGCGGTAGGTGCAATATCTGAAGAAGTCGATGCTTCTGCGGCACAGACAGCGGTGTTCTCAAGTGCGGTGGCTATTAGCGAGACCGCGCAAGTAAGTAATACGGTTGCAGCGCAAGCGGTGTTTGCTGGGCTAATAAACGAGACAGTGCAGTTTGAAGCTATAAATTTTGGCGCTTTTGACTTTGATGAAGAGCTTACAGAGGTTGTCAGGTTTAGCGCAGTAGTAGCAGCGGCTGGTGTTTTTGCAAGCGCCATAGATGAGACGGTTGATGTAAGCGAAACGCAAGATACGTTCAACGTATTTTTTGCCGACCAAGCCGAGACAGTAGAAGTAAGCAGTACTGAAGCAGCAAGTCTGGTATTTGTTTCTGCGGTATCTGAGTCCGTTGTATTGTCGGATGCGTTTGTTGGGCAGGTTGATTTTGTGGCAGCGTTGACTGAGATCAGCCAGCTTGGTGACCCGTTTAGCGCAACAGTGGTTTTTGTCGCAGCACAAAGCGAGACGGTACAGGTCAATGATGCTACCCAAGGTAAGATCATATTTGGCGCAGCACAGAGCGAGACAGCAAGCTTGTCCAGCACAGAAGCAGCGGCAGCGGCGTTTGTTGCAAGTATCAGTGAGCTTTCGCAATTAGAGTCTGAAGATACGGCGGTCGCTACGTTTGTGGCGGTGCAGAACGAAACAGCGCAGTTTACGGATACAAGCACAGCAGCCGCGTCATTCCTTGCGTCAATACAGGAGCAAGTGCAGGTATTTGATTCGCTACTGGGCAGGTTCCTGTGGGAGATTATTGATGATGCTGAGAACGCTGACTGGCAAAATATCAACAGCAACGTGCCCGTTGCATGGGCAACAGTAAGTACAGATGTGCCGGGAGGATGGCAGAATATCAACAGTGATACCGGGACCGGGTGGGGCGTTATAGACACAGACGAAGACCCAAGCTGGACTAACATTACTACGGCGGAATAATGGCACTTGTAGTCAAAGACAGAGTCAAGGAAACTTCCACTACGGCGGGCACGGGAACACTTACCCTTGCTGGCGCAGCAACGGGCTTTCGCTCATTCGCTGATATTGGTAACGGCAACACCACCTACTACACCATTGTTGATAACAGTACGGGCGAGTGGGAAGTGGGTATCGGTACGTACACTTCGTCAGGCACAACGCTTTCACGCGACACGGTTCTGTCGAACTCTTCTGGCACTACGTCACTAATCAGCTTTGCTTCCAATAGCAAGGATGTGTTCTGTGATTACCCGGCTGAAAAAGCAACGTACATGGACTCTGGTAATGCCGTGGTTGCAGGTAATGCTACGGCTGCGGTCTTTGTAAACTCCCAGACCATGACGATTGATACGACTATTAGCACGGGAACTAGTGGCATTTCAATCGGCCCATTTAACGTCAACAGCGGTGTGGTGTTTACAGTTGAGTCGGGTGCCCGACATGTCATTATTTAAGGTGCAACGATGACAACGATCAATACAAACACATCAGCAACCACAGCGTTCATAGTTACGCCAGATACAGACGGTACGTTCGTCGTTAATACAGGGTCGGGTGTTGGCGCTGAACGGATGCGGGTTGACGCATCAGGCAATGTAGGAGTTGGTACTAATTCTCCCGAATATCGTTTAGACGTTGCAGCAACAGACAACGTAACAACCACCATTGCAATGTCTGTGCAAAACAGCGCGCGCAATTACGGGCTTGGTATTGGTGCATACACTATGTCCAACCGGAATATTGGTGGTACTGCTACAACTATTGATTACACATTTGACGTTGGTGGCGACGCAATTTTTAAAACCGCCAATACAGAACAAATGCGACTTGCGTCTTCCGGTGACCTTAAGTTCAACTCCGGATATGGCTCTGTCGCTACAGCATACGGCTGCCGTGCGTGGGTGAACTTTAATGGTCAGGGCACAGTTGCTATTCGTGACTCAGGTAATGTATCAACTGTAACGGACCTTGGCACTGGCGTTTATAGGGTCAACTTCACAACCGCAATGCCAGACGCAGACTATGCAACATGCGTGACGGTATCAAACGACACTGCGCAAACAGCGCCCAGAACAGGCGGTGTAAATTTTGGAACGAACGGCGGTGCCCCTACAACTGCGTTAGTTTATGTTATTACAGGCGTATCAGGCAGCACCGCCAACGATTTGCCCTACGTAAACGTCACTGTTTTTCGTTAAAGATAATCATGAACCAACGAATTATTTACCCAACAGACGAAGGCGGTGTAGCGGTGGTTATTCCTGCCCCCGAGTGCGGCCTGACTATCGAAGAAATCGCGGCAAAGGACGTACCTGCTGGAAAGCCGTTTAAGGTTATTGACGTATCAGAAGTGCCGTCAGACAGAACATTTCGTAACGCATGGGAGTACACAGCATGATTACGATTAACCTCGACAAAGCAAAAGCTATCGGCCACGAGATTCGCCGCGAGAAACGGTTAGACGAGTTCAAACCGCATGATGAAGTCATCATGAAACAGATACCGGGCGTAGACGCACAAGCCGCTGAAGCTGCCCGTCAAGTAATACGTGACAAGTACGCGGTAATACAGACACAGATTGAGGCCTCCGCAAGTCCTGAAGAAATTAAAACCGCGCTGGGTATGGAGTAACACATGGCATCCACAATCAACGCAGATGATGGAGTAATAAGCGGTTCAGCCGGGGTAAAAACCACGCCTGATGCGTCGGGCGTTCTTGCGCTTCAGACTAACGGAACAACTGCGTTAACACTGACCGCTGCTCAAAACGCAACCTTTGCGGGCGGCATTACTTTTACTTCAAACGCCGGGAACAACGGAGTGCAGACATTCGACTCCTCCGGTACGTGGACAAAGCCCGATTTTGGTAATTGG